TTACACCTGAACTAATACCTAAGACTTGAGTTTGTACACTTCCAGAATACCCACTAGTACATACGTCTGAATTATTTACTACCACACTTGGACTATTTGCTGTAGGTGGTGTATTGTTTGTTACAACGGTTGATGACACTGTATTGCTATCTGCTGCATGTAAATCTACATATGTAGCTGTTGCTCCAAATACAAATAATATAGTTAGTAATAGTTTCATGTGTTGAAAGATACCTTATCGAAATTAATCATAAATAGAAACCAACATACAACTAATATAGTTATCATAATACTTGTCTTATCTAATTTTCTTAAATAATAAAATCCTAATGTAATTGCGTTAAGTATTTTTTGAAAGCGATCTAGTAACTTATGAGTTACTCTTTCAAGTTTATATTCGTACTTACTTACCACTTACTTTTATCCGCCCAATATGCTGCAGACATTTTACCTTTAGCAATATTTTTACCATGCCTTGCTTTAAATGATTTACGTTTAGCTTTCATTCTAGCAGACTCTCCAGACTTAGGTGCTCCAGCTGTCTTAGCTCCTTGCTCTCCGTATCTAATTGTTTTAACTTTGCTGCCTTCTTTAGCAACTACTACATGAGATTTTTTAGGATGATTAGGGGTACGCTTTGGTTTATTATATCCAGATACTCCAACTCTCGTTAGTCTAGAATCTTTTGCCATTACATAATTTCCTTCTTAATCATAATTTTTGCATCTTGTATTCCAGCTTTAGCCATGTTCATAGCGTCAGCTGTTTCTTTTCTTTGTCTTTCTAGATCTGTATTTTCGTCATCAATCATTACTTTAATTTCTTCTAATGACATTTCATCTGAATGTTTCTTAGCATCTAATGCAAGTTTAGCTTTACGTAATTCTAAATCTTTTTCTTGTAATTCAACTTGTTGTTCAGCTACGCTTTTCTTTTCACCTGCCATAATTTTCATCTTCTCTTCATCTAGTTTCATAATAGAATCCGAAGCATTGGCTGTAAGTAAAGCAATTTGATTTTCCATTTCAGGAGGTAGTGGTTGTCCTGCCATTAATGCTTGTTGTAAATTAGGATCTTGAATCATTTGCATAACAGAACTTCTATACTTCATAGCTAGATGATCTTGTATATGTGAAGTTAAGCTTTGCATCATTCCTAGGTTTTCTTTATACGCAGGGTTTTGCATCAAAGATGCATGCGCAACAATGTGTGCATCATGGTTCTGATCAGGTCTTGGTTGTAAAGGTGCCCCCTTCATAGCTGCCATATTTTCTGAAACAGGATCAGCAGTAATAGGTTGTTGTTTTTGTTTTAAATATCTTTGTGGTTCTTCTATTCCCATAGCTGTAAATAGTTCCATGCCAATCGCTTCCATGTTATAAGCATTTGGATTTTGTTGTGCTATCTGCATGACTGCATTTACTTTNGCAATTCTATGTGCTTCTGTTGGCATGTTAGGATCAGAGACAGGAATAACATCAATTGATTTTAAATTNAAATCTTCTCTGAAAANTTGTTGTGCACCACCTGCGACCTCGTAAGGATACNTATCAGGAAGATACTCATGATCTAGTCTCGCGAGTATTCGCAGGTCTTTGGATTGAGCGTTATGCAGACGCTTGTGCACTGCTGAAAATAGCTTTGAGGATTGCTCCAGTAAAGCCATGGTTGTACCAACTGGTCCATAGTTAGAAGCATTTTCTACTATGTTATCAGATGAATCAGCAAACTCTTTTGCAGCATTAACAACATACTGCATTAAATTGTATAGGGTACCTGAAGGTTCTTTAAATGGTAAAGGCTGTAGAGACTTGCCTAGGTCACCCGCAGGACTATTTACTTCTCTCCACTCACCAGGAGCGATTGGCTCGTCAGGCGCAAGCACTCGAAGTCCATGTGCTTTAAACCCACCAGGTAAATTTGCAAACGTACCAGCATCTATCAATTGTCTCATTGATGAAGTTGCTGTCTTTGTTAAACCTCCAATTAAGTGTATGTACCCGTAACCATAAAAACCTAATCCAGGTATCATGTAGTAGTGAGTGAAATACATTTTCTTTTCTTTTTTAACATCGTCCTCATTCCAGTTTTTGCGAATAGCTAGCACTACTCCCTCATCCGTCATGTGGACAATGTATGGTAATTTCAACCCGTTAGGATCTTCAAAACCAGGGAGGTCTAAGTTCACGTGCATCTCTAAGATTTCGACACGTTCTGTTTCTCCAAATGGTTTTGTTATTCCTAAAACTTCATTCGATGCATCTTCTGCATTGCTTTCTGATGGAGAGCTTTCTTGGACATCTATGTCTCTAAAAGTTCCGTTCATTTGATATTTTTTAATTTCATTCATAGACATTGAATACTTATGTGTAAATCTTTCTGCTGTCTCCAGATCAGAAGCGTAGTAGTCTATGTAAAAATCTTGTGTTTTAATATATTCTGTTCTTGGTCTTTGTAAAGAAATATCCCAATAAGTTTTTTTAAAGGCAGACCCGTATAGAGAAACATAAAATAATAATCTATCTAGTTCAGGTCCATACTCAGGCATTTGAATCTGAGTTTGATAATTCATAAAGTGTCTTACACGATTAGCTTGCTCCATTTTTTGTGGAGTTTGTGATCCGACAATACGTGTACGTATAGGACCTTCTGTTGGAAATAATTCTTTATAAGCTTTGGCTTGAAACTTTACTACAGCTTGAGCAAGTACTGGGTGTGATGCAGAAGCTGCGCCAGGAAATGGCTCATCGGCATCCTCTGATTTAAATCCTAAAAGATCTACACCTTCTTCTGCGATAGCGTCATACTCTTCTCTTGAATCTTTATCACGTTCAAATGAATCCTGTAATTCTCTACCTATTAATCTTAAATCTGAATCTTCAAGAATTTCTGAAAGGTTAGCGTCATGATCTTGTACATCCATAGGAAGATCTTCATCATCAAACAAGCCCATTGCTTTGGCTTCTTCCATGAGTGGTTTATCTTCTAGGGTAACTTCTGCGCCACCTTCTTCATTAACTATAACTTCTTCTTCAGCTGGAGTCAGATCACGTACTGTTTCAATCTCTTCTCCTGTGGGGTTATTTAAAACTTCTTCTATTGCCATATATCCAATCCTTTAATAAAAACGTCTGCGTTTCTTATTATATACATTTTCATCACCTAAGTCAAGCCATGAATTATCACTGTGTTCTAAGTAACCACCATTTCTTACATACAGTACTGCTTGTGTTACGGAGTCTACTATGTCATCATGAGGACCTGAAGGAAACTGCCTACATTCTTCTATCGTTTCTGTAGCCCATACCTTACTTAGTGGTGCATAAATTCTTGAGTTATGGAATAAAGAACTAACTGCGTACGCTCTAGAAACTTTGTCCCTATCTGGTTGATATTCCTGTATAGGTAAACCAGCTAATCTTAAATCTTGTATTAATGATTGACCTGAAGCTTTCTTTTCAATTACTATAGAGTCAGGGCTGTGCTTAATATATTTTTCTACTGCTTTTTCTCGCAGTGTTGGAAAATCCCAACGGCCTTTCTCCATTCCTAGTAGAACCATGTTGGCTAAACTAATGTCATCTTTTTTAAATATGCCCCATGTAGTTACAACAGAGTAATCTGCTGTAGTTCTTGTAGAAAATGCAGTATCCCATGACTGAATAATAAAATCACACTCGGGTGGGTCTTCACTTGACCAGTCCTGCCAGTAATCTACTTGGATTATGCCACCAGATTCCGATGATGGTGCCTGTAAGTAGAGAGCATCAAACTTAAATGGGGGAGTATTGTTTTTTGTACGCACAATATCCTCTGTTGTCCAACAAAACCCTGCAGGTCTGTCGGGTGCAGGCCAAAATGACTCGCCAATCTTTGGTTTTGGGTAGGTTTTTTCTAGATAGCCCTGATTAATCAAAGCTTTGCGTGCATTTTTTAGTTGCTTTGTAGATTCAGACGTATTTAGCGCAGGAATCCGCACCACATTCCACTTATCTGCCAGGGGTGACGCGTCTTGTTGCTTTAATAGGTGCCCCGCCAAGTCATTCTCGTGCCATCTTGTCATAACAATCACAACTTTACCACCAGGCATAAGCCTTGTACGCAAACCTGAAGCGTACCAGTCGTTTAATTGCTCTCGTCTTGTCTTAGAGAACGCATCTTGTTCTGATATAGGGTCATCAATGACCGCGAGGTGGGCACCAAAACCTGCTATACCAGATCCAGAACCAGCAGCTAAGAAACTTCCTGCTACTTTTCCTTCTGTCTCTAGCGCCCAGGAGTTTGCCGCTCTATTATCTTTACGAATTTTTACTTTAGGGAAGATTGTTGCGAACGCTGTAGTATTAATAATATCTCTAATCGTTCTACCGAACTTAGTAGCTAGGTCATCGGAGTGAGATACTGCTATCTCTTGCCAATAAGGATTACGACCTAGCGCCCAAGCGGGGAAATACGTTGAAGTGATTAATGACTTAGATGAACGAGGAGAAACGAAGACCATAAGCCTATCGGTTTCACCTCTCTCGAGTCCCATGAGTTGATCACAAAGCAAACGATGATGCGGTCCCACATTGAATGAAGGATTCATAAGCATCACGAATGATAGTAAATCATCTCGCGCCTGCTTGACTGCCAGCCTTGTGGCGGCATCTCTATCTGCTAGTTTACTCTGACTTGATATATCCAAGACCGCCCCATAATATTAGTTGTGAATAAATATCTATGGGTTCGTCGCCTGTATATGGTTCTAGGTTGGGTGTTAAAATCATTTTGTTTCTCCTGATACAATTTTAAGTTTTGGCGTTGCAATTCTTTTTAGGCGCTCCACATCACGTTCGATATCTTCATCAGAGTTGCCTGATGCAAATGCATTCATGATTGTAGTTTCATTGACGGTCTTCTCAGTCCACAATGCTTTGTGTTTACCCAATAGCTCTAAGCTACGAATGGCCGCATTGAAATCTCCTTCTTGTTCTGTTCGATCCGCAATTCTCACTAAGCGTCTCAAGATATCATCTGCGTCAATTGCCGCACGTTTGAAGGATGTTTCTTTTAGTTCTTCTATTCTTTTACGGATTGCTTCGTGCTTAAGAAATTTGTACGCATTTCGTTCGGCCGATAGCTTACCATAACCCGCACGCTTAGCCGCAGCTATCGCATTCAAGTCTTTAATAAACTCAGCACAGAAAATTTCCTGGCGGTCTGTCAACCCTTTTTCGTTCTTTGCCATAAAAAAATTATAACACATTAACCCTTGAATTAGCAAGGGCTGACATGGTACCATTCACATAACTCGTTTCACGCGAGTCTCCTGTAAAAGAGGGAGCTTTAAAACATCGCCCTCACTCGATGTGCTCCCTCGACTAAATCATTATCATAAAGAAAGGGGCACGCGAAATCCTAGTGTCTCTAGCTGTCAATAAAAAAAAGTCTGAAATTTTGCTAAAATTTTTTGACCTGCATATGTGTGTAGCGCAGTCGCCAGACTTTTGGGGGTGGGGGTTGAGCATATGTCCCACCATATCCTAACTACGGCTCAACTACGGCTGACTTGTAGAACTACGGCTATTTTTTTGAAAACTACGGCTCAAGTTTATCACCATTTTCCCTGCGTCACTCTGTCCTATGGTATTAAAGTTTATTTCTGATCTAATGGAAACAGTTAAACAAGGAGAACAAAATGGAAAAAAAAGTATTTAGACTATCAAGCAGAACTAGAACAGAGATGATGAGACAGATTGCCACACACAGTAAGCGAACCAAAAAGTCGCACCTGTATCAGATCAACAAGGTTGGCAAAATGTGGCTAACCTACCCGAAGCCTGCGACAATATA